CTCCGGTTGCCTGCTGCCAAGCTGCCGCGGCTTCGGCTTCATAAACAGAAATATTGTTGCCACCTGATGCTTTTGCCGCCAACCGTTTTACTTCCTTCTTCGATACCTTATCCGACAAAGCCAACACCGCCACTTTATCAGACGGCACGCTATACCGCTTGTCCAACCACGCCTCACGCTCGGCAATCATGGCGGCCAGTGCCTCTTCGCCGTTTCGCTCGCCAAACAGTGCATCCATCGCGCCCAGCCTGTCCCCGTGATTGTGCGCGAAGCTCGGCGTGATGTCGTCGGGTATCAATACCGTTTTGCCTGTTCGCGGATTGGTAAACTCAACCATATCCACATCAGGCTCGCCGCTGATACCCTCGCGCTCCGCCTGCCGACGGGTCAGGGCGGACACCGAACATTTACAACCGTAGCCGTTGGGCGGAAAGATGACTTTCCAAATGTCGTGATCGACCGACAGGACTAAGCCGTAGTAGCGTTTATGGCTGTCGCGCGGATGCCCGGCGGCGGAATGGTTGTAGCGCAAATACGGCAGGGATTTTTTGTTTGCCTGAATCCGCTGCCACTGCCCCGCCGCAAAGGCGGTCTGCATATTGGTGTTGAAGATGGTTTTCAGACGACGTGTACTGCCGAGCTGTACCAATTTCGGCTCGCCGTCCAGCGGGTCGGTCATCACTTGCTCGCCCCACCAGCCTTTCGCCATCAAATACGGTTTTAAACGCTTTTTAAAATCGGCAAATGCCGTGCCGTTTTGCTGCGCGGATTCGACGGCGTCTTTGACTTCGGCGAGCATATCCGCGTCCATCATCTTGGCGACGGTAAAGGCAAGGCTGTGTTGATACAGCCAGACATCGTAATGACTGAATCCGGGCAGGATTTTCTTAGCCTTGAAATGCTCGAAAGCAGCTTTATCGACTAAGCCGGCGAAGTTGTATTCAATCCCGTCCATCGCCCGCTCCGTCGGCCCAAGCCGAAAGGCCGTCTGAAACCAAACGCTGGATCAAGAGATTATCGCCCTGGCTCAAATCAAGTTTGGACAGCTTCGCCTCAAATTCGGCGTAGTCTTTGCAGCTTTCCAGTAAACCCAACACCGCCTCCATCTTCGGTCGGGCGATTGCCTGCTCCGCCGTATCAGGCGCATTGCGGGCAAGGCCGTCAGACAGGCGCAGGCTGAATTTGGCGGACGCAGGGTTTTCAGACAACGCTTTCGGGTCGCGCAGCTCGAAATGTTCCGGCTCAAAGCCCAAGATGTCGCGGTAGTAGGTTTCGGTCAACACGAGCTGCCCCGTATCCATATACATCTTGTCGCGTTCGGCGCGGGTCTTATCAACCTTGATTTCGTCTTCAAACTCAAACCATACGCCTTTGGGCGCATTAATCGGCTTGCCGTAGGCATTGTTAACCATCACGAGCGCGTCGATAAAGTGCTGCGCCGCGCGGGACAAAAGGGCAAGATACGCGCCGATACGCTCGTCGCGGTTGTTTTCTTCGGTCTCTTGGCTCGCGCGGCTGGCGGTTTCCAAGTCGCTGGTTTTGACCTTGCCCAGCAGCGTTTTTTGGATGCGCGCATTGGCAAGGTTTTCCAGTCGGCGGAATGCCTGACCGTCCGCGCTGTTTTGCAGCATCATCACATCGTCCTCGCGTTCGATACTCAACGCGCCGCCGCTCACAAAGCGGTAAAACCGGCTCATGAAGCTGTCGTGGTCGTCGTTGCTGTTGGCTTGGATTTTGGCAATCAGATAAGGCTGGGCGTAGCGCGTAATAAATTGCGCCGCATAGACAAAGCCTTTTTTACGCAACGCAACCGGCGCATACAGCCGCGCCGCCGCCATTTCGCCCGCATGATTGGTTGAAGTGGCGCGGTGGGTAATAAAGAGATACAGCACGTCCGTATTGCAGGCTTCCTCGCCACCGCTGCCGCGATACACCAGCGAGCCGTCGCGGTAGGGAACGTATTTCGCCAATTCGCCGCTTTTGTTGCTGATATGCTTAATCGTCAAAAAGCCGTCGGGTTCGGGCTGATAAACGTACCGACCGACACCATAGCCGCCCAAACGCGCCGTCAACACGATTTCGGCAAGTGCGGGCAGATGGCGTTTCAGCGTTTTCCATAGACGGTCTTTGTCTTCGTCGCTCAAGTTCTCACCATAAATTCGCCAAGATTTATTGAGCATGGCCGCGTGCAAATCCTCCAAACAGGCAGCCACCTCGTCATCGCTTACCACCGCATCCAATGCCTGCTGTCTGTCCACGCCGAGGCGCGAAAGCAGCGCGTCCGTGCCCTCCATATTGGAAAACAGGCTTTCCAGCGCATCTTCAGTCGCGCTCGTCAATGTCTTGATGGCGGTTTTCCGCGTAGCGTTTTTNAAAATCACATTTCCAACATCGGCGCAGGTAAATCAATCGCACGTGCTCTGTTTGACACATTGCCCGTCGTTGACGCCATCCACAGCATATGCAGCGCATCGGGACCGTCGTCGTGGTCGGCATCAGGGAACTCCCGCAACTGCTCAATTAATACACGTTGCTCCGGTAACAGTTTGATAAATCCGTTGGCAAAATGCGGTTGGATACTTTCAATCCTCATCACTTTTTCTGCGCTTGGTTTGACTCCGCGCGCAGGAACATGCGTCCCTTGTTTTGCCGCCTCTTTAATCAGTTCGTCTTTGAAGAACTCCTGAAACTGGACAGTTTCGATGACCCACAGTAGGCAGCCGTATTGCTTTTGCAGCCTGATGACATCCTGAATAATCAGGCTCGGTACACGTTTCTTGATGGATGCCTCTACCACAAACAGCGTGCCGGTGGCGCGTTGGTAGCCGCCGACCAGAATGGCGGACGGGTCGGCTCCTTTGCCCTGTTTGCCCAAAGAAGGGTCAACCGCGCCGAAATACACGACATCATGCGGAAGGGTGCGGTAATAACAGTTGTCCAAATAATCAGCAAAAATCGCATTTTCGGGATTGCCCGGCTGGTTTTGGTACTCGCAGTTAAAGACATGGATGCCGTCGCGGGCACGAATTTTCATCAGGGCGAGCAGCGGTCGTTTGCTCCAACTCACTTCGCTGCCTTCCAACATTGCCGCTTCGTTTGCTTCGTAAAACGCCTGAGCCGCCTTTTCGTTGGCGCGGTTTTCTTTCGGCGTGTTACGGTAGATGTTTTCCCATTCCGCCCACAAATCCATATTGATAGGCCACTTCATGATGGCGGAAAAGCGCACACTGCGCCAAAACGGATTTTTCAACACCCGAGCCAATACACTGTCCAAACATAAAATCGTACCGACATACAAAATGTCGCACTTCGCACCCGCGCCACCCAAAGGATTGATGACGCTGCCTATCCACTTGGTCAGTTTGTCGCGCAGGCGGATGTTTTCAGAATGTTTTTCATTTTCCAAATCGTCGAGATATACCGCATCGGGGCGCACCTCGCCTTTTTTCGCGCCACGGATGCCCTGTCCCGCGCCATAGGCTTTGAATTGGTTGTTTTGGCGGGTTCGGATTTCACCGATACGCCACACCTGCCCCTGCCCGCAGACTTCAGGAAAGTCCAACTGCAACGCGGGATTGTCGGTCAGTTCGGTTTTAATGGCCTCGACGATGGCGTCGGCTTGGTCTTCGGTGTCAGATACGATGACGGTATTGTGTTTGGCATTGCGCACTTCGCGCCAAAGGGCAAACGCCTGTACGGTCAGCGATGTTTTCGCTTCGCCGCGCGATGCCGCACAACCCTGCAAGACCGACTCCGGCTCTTTTTCGATTTCGGGCAGCTCTGTGTATGCCCATGTATGGAAAACAGATTCGCTGTCGTCGGGGAAATAATGCGGCAGATAAGTCTTGCAGAAAAAACGGAAAGCCTCGGGCATACACTGCATCACTTTGGCGCGACGCTCGGCAATATCCGCAGGCGCAGCAGACAATCCGATATCCGCCGCACTGATGCGCCGATTGATGTCTGCCCGGATGGCGGACATTCGGGCACGCAGTTCGGATTGGCTTAATTTTCCCTGCATGATTAAAACTCTTTCTCAATGACAGTTTGAAAGCCTTGTAATACCGTATCAAACGCAGCCAACATATCTGGATGTTGGTCGGCAATATAGGCAAACAGCTTTTCGATGACTTTAATGGCAATCGCAGATTCTTGAACTTCAGGTAATACCCGCTTGTTCGCCGCCACCGTCTTGGTAAACGCGTCGGACAGGCTCGCCAACAGTTTGGCGCGCTCGGACGGCATCAGCTCCTCGACCGACGTGTCTTGCAACATCGTCATCGTCGATTGGTACTGCACCAAAAAACCCGCCAACAGCGAACGGCTCAAGTCTTCGATGCCGCCACCCGCCAAGGTGTAGGCAGCGCGCACTTTGTCCCAATCGTCGCCGGTCTCTTTGGCGGCACGTTTCCAACTTCGGGCGGTCGCTGTCGGGATTTCGCACATCATCGCCGCGATTTCGAGCGTCTGGCCGTCACTGACGTACAGTCGGCGTAACTTTTCGCGGGTTTCTTTCGGGTGTGCCATATCAGCCTCCGAACTTGGCTCGCAGCAGTTCCCAACCCGTCGTTACAATCACGCCGCCGAGACCGCCATAAACCGCAGCAGATTTCTTGCAGTCTTTCTTAATTTGCTGCAATTCCTCGTCCATGCGCGCCTGATTGGCAAGCAGGTCATCCTGCTTGGCTTCAATACGCGCCAAGGCATCCAAAATCGGGTCGCTCATGATTTGTCCGCTTTCCTGTCCAGTTTTTCGTTTACTTTTTCTAACTTGTTTTCGATGCGTTCCAACGCCGCCGCAATATTAGTGCTGTCTGCCTTAGCGTCCGCCTTGGTGTGATAAGAGAGCTTGACCGCGTGCAGCTCCTCTTTAAGATCGTCGATACGCTTGTCCGCCTCTTTCAGACGGCCTGAAATGCCGTTGACCCAAAACCAAAACGCCGCCGTTGCAATCGGCCACAGGGTTTTAAACCCAAATTCAAAGTCCATTTAAAACCCCTTTAAACCGGCACGTCGCCGAATACGATACGCACTGCATAGCCTTCGGGATGACGACTAGCCGCCTCAACCTTTTGGCCGTCAAAAAAGACTGAGTAATATTTCCGCAAAATACCAATCACATCAGCAGGAGCGGTCGCGGAAAACTCCACACAAAAGGTCGTCTGAAAATCCTTATTCATCCGTACCGTATATTCAAATCCTGCCTTATCCAGCAGATTGGAAACATGAATGACAAACGGCTCTTGTTCGCGTGCGCGGCTCAATCCCAGCTCTAAATCCGCATGGCGGCAGGCGACCGTGCGTTGTACCAACTCACGATAAGTCGTCATCGCGCGCCCTCCGAACCGTCAACTTCCGCTTGACTGTTGACCCAGTCTCGCCAAGCCTGATTTTGGTTTTCCAGCTCCGCCACATAGCCGCCAAACTCAGCGGCGTGTTCCAACAGCGTGGCCGTCTTACCGTCTTTCGGCGGATTCGGGCGTACCGGCGCGACCATCAATGCGGCAGGCGGTGTCGGCATGACCGCTTTTTCGACAACCTTAATTTCCGTAGCCGAGGGCGCGGTTGTAGAGCTGCAGGCCGTGATGGCCAAAGCCGTCAATACAATTACCGCTTGCATTTTTACGGTCTTGAGTAAGGACATTTTCGATTTCCTTTTTATTTTCCGTTTTCAGACGGCTGACTTCCGCCTGTTTTTTCGCCAAAGCCATGCCGACGGCGTGTGCCTTGACTTCATATTTTTTCGCTTCCGCACGCGCCTGTTCCAGTTCGCGCGCGTAGTTTTGAGCCGACAACAGCAAGGCTTGCGCCTTGTCTTTTTCCATCTTGTCAATGACCGCCTGCTGTTTGGCAAAGGCTGCCTTGTAGCCTTGATGGTGCGACACGGCCAAGCCCGTGCCGACAAGCGCGATGATGGCAATCGGTTGCCAGTTATTCGCCAGCAGTTTCACGAGATTCATTCTCGACCTCCTGCCGTTTCACGCTGACCAGCGAGCGCGCCACCGCATAGCCGCCCACAATGCCCAAATAAACCGCCCAAACCTCTGCCGAAGGGTCGGGCAGCATCACAAACTTAAACGTCCCAGCCGCGCAGGCAACATTTGCCCACAGTTTTGAGTGCGACACATTACCGGTAGCCGGGTTTTTAAAAATATCCAAAATACGCATTGCTATTCCACAGTTTTGGTTTGCAGGTGCCGTTGCAGCATTTCCCGATAATTGGCCAGTTCGCCCTCCGCAAATTCAAACGCAGGCAAGTCTGCCTGTTCGCTTGCCTCACGGCTTTTGCGCGACCACAGCTCAATCATCTTTTCATAAAACTCAACTTGCCCCATGATTAACGACGATTCTTGCGTTTACGC